GTCTATGCCCACGGGGGTCTCTGATGCCCCTGGGGGGGTCTATTTTGCGCTTACACGCCCGAACTCGTCGATTTGGTATCGTTGTTCGTTTGCTCTCTTCTCCCTCTTCCTGGCGTTGATTATCGCCCATTTCCCGCCATGCAAGTCATGCCTTTCCGCATGGCATTCCCGACATAACAACTCGAGGTTGTCGAAGTTCAACGCGATCTCGGGTTTCTCGATGGTGATCGGGTCTATCTCTATCTTGTGATGGACTATCACGCCGGGCTTGTATATTCCCTTCTTGAGACAGTTCTCGCAGAGGAAGAGTCGCTTCTTCGCGTAGGCGTTCCGGCACTCTTGCCATGCCTTCGAACTATAAAAATGCTTTGCATATTCTTTAGCCATTGATCGCCTCTATTGCTCCGGCGTATGCGCTCCAACTTGCATCCGCCTGGTATGCGCTGACTAATTCGGCGGGAACATATATATGCCCGTTCCCGTCTTCTATCGGCGTTCCCTCAATCGCGCCCTCTCCAAGTATCACTACTTGATCCGCTCGAAGTGTAAGGCTTGATAGTTCGTTGTTGTAAAAAGCATATGCCCCGATCTCGGTGACATTAAGGTCTGCGGTTTCGATGGAATCCGTTTCTGTTCTCGGGATCTCCGCTCCGCCCGTCAACTCGTTTCCTACCGGGAGCTTGAACACATTATTCACGGAATCGTAATAGCCAATCTTGTTGTCGCTCAATCTCTTTACCGGGATATAGTTATACGCAAGGACATTATTGCTGAAGAACTTGATCTCCCCATATACAGTCCCAATGATAGTATAATCGAGGTTGTCGCTGCTATTGATACACCCGCCTATCATGACATTCCGTGCCATGCCCGTGATATTTCCGCTACGGGTTTTCGATGTTCCGTTAATTGTGGCGGAGATTGAATAGTTTGATGGGGCGATATAATTCGGGGCGATCGTGATGTGTGTCCTAATAAATGCTGATGAGAAATTAAAACTGCCACCCAATGACCATATTGAAGTATTCGGCATTACTCCAAAGTATGAGCCACCATTTCCCGAGCCATCAAAGCCATACAGAACTTGGGAAATGCTTCTCGTTCCGTCCATCGATGCGTCTATTTCTGCGACGCAATTACTCTCACGAGGTACATCTGTAAGTAGGACAGTATTGCCATTGAAGTGTACCGATTCCAACTGAACATATTCGCTTGGGAGTTGTCTCGTACTGTGGTAAAAAGCATACGGCTTTATCTTGGAAAGACCGCCTGGCAGACCGCTCAACTCTGTCGCGCTTCCGTCAAGTATTGCCTCGAGTTCCGTGTCCCATTGCTTGACATTCACATCAACGGGAGAGTATGCCTTGCCCGTCGGCGCGGTGAATGTCCCGTTCTCGGTCACTTGAAGAGGCTCGATTTCAATGTTGACATCCCCTCCGCCTATCGCTGCCTTGAATGGAATGGGTTTATTCAATTCGTCAACTATAAAAGAATATGATGCTACGATCGGCATAGTCTATATCTCCTCATCGACCAGGTTGGACTCCGTCGCGATCAGCATCTTCTCTGATGCCGCCCTCTTTTCGATTCCGTCCTCGACAAATGTCCAATTTATCTGCGCCTTGATTCGGCCTTTCGGGAACTCCAAGGTCTCTTTCTGCGTTAGGAATACGCTGACGCTCTGCGCCGTCAATTCGAGATCGGTGTCCTTCTTGGTCAAGATCTCCTCCTCGTTCGTGGTGGAGAATGTGACCCACACCTCCGTCGCCTGGGTCAAATCAATATCTGCGGTCGTCTCAAATATGAATGTCGGCGTAGTGCCTTTAATCGTCTCTATCATGTCTTTCTCCGTTATAAAAAGTCCCCGCTTGGGCCACATCGTTGAGAGGTGTGCGGGGTTCTTGCCGTAATGTAAAAGCCCACGGGGTCGCCGTGGGCTATGTTGAGAAATAGGGGTTTGTTTGGTGATATGTTTTTTATGTGAGGCTTGTTTTTGCTATTTCTCCATCTACCATATTTTTATCACGGGAGGTTACCTTTTCGCAAGGGGTAATAATTCCCCGTCGAGTTTTTTCTCCGCGTTCCTCTTCAGCTTCCTCGCCTTGTAGATGTTCGCCTCCGTGATCTCGCCGTATATCTCACGGGCGATCGTAGGCCAGGATTCGAACTTGTAAAAGCGGAGGGTGATGACCTTCCTCTCCTTCTCGGTGAGGAGTCCCATGAGATCGTCGAGGACGATTCTGATGCTCTCCATTTCCGTCTCGATCTCTTCTATCCTGGAATCTATCTCCTCGGCGCGGACGATATAATCAAGGACTTCATTCCCTCCCGCTCCCGATGTCTGAACGACCGCAGCCTTGTATTCGATGGGCTTCGGGTAGGCGACATTGGCGAACATCTCCCGCCGTCTGTCTTCCAGGGCGGTCTTTTGTTTATTCAACTGTAAAAGGCGGAATGTGTACCACATTAGATTTGTCCCTTCTTTACCTTGCGCCCTCTCCGTGTAGTGTGGTTGAGGACTTGTTCACTTATTCCGGCGTAGTGCTCGGCCTTCCCTTCTCTGACCTTTTCCTTGTATTCATCGTGAGCCTTCTTCTCTTTCTGATATTTCTCACAAGTTGAATGGCATCCCTCATGTCTCTCGGGCGGGACGCATCCCTTGCAACATTTGATCGCTCCCAATTGGGTCATTCTTTGCCTTCCTCCTCGTCCTTGTAGAGTTCGAAGATTCTGAAGATCTTCATCCACTCCTCGAGTTTCATCGTCACGAGCCAGGGACAGTTGTTCTTGCGGTGAAAGACGGCGGGAAGGTCGTCCTCCCCCGCGTCCCTGGTCGCCTGGGCGATCGCGTCGTATAGGTTGAGGTGCTCGACGCGTTTACATTCGATATGAATCCCGGGAAGCCCCACCACATCGGGCGAGTCGGGGCTTCCCTTGTATTGCATCCCCCGACGCGCTTGATATCCATACTTGCGGAGCTCTGACGCGAGTTCCCTCTCGCCTCGTGCTCCTTTATCCCTTGAGTTCGTCATCGGCTCTCCTTTCTCCGTAGCATTCTTCTAATTCTGCTATCGTCTTGCGGATCACTTTCGTCCACCTATGGCAACAATGCGCTTCTTGGTCGTACTCTTTGCAATCGTGGCACCACTCCCATTCCGTGTCGTCTCTCATAGCCTTGTATGCCTCGATGGCCTCCTGGCGGTCGATGAACTCGCACTCCCAGGCGTCGCATCTGTTGTCGTTCTCCCCGCCGAAGGGTTTGGCGTGTACGCAATTCTCGCAATTTCGTTCGTTCGTCATTTGTGCCTCCTTGAATTAAGTGAAAGCCACCAACTCATAACATCGTCAATGTTTTCCCATCCGCGATATTCTTTTTTGCCGTTCGTAAGCATCCGCCCAATGGCGCGACGATATGCTTTTTCGTACTTCGGCCATCTTTTAAATTCTCTCTTCTTCTCTCTCTCGGTTGCCATTGGGCAGCCGATGCATCCCAAGCGGTGAAATCCCTCATCGTACAATTTGCAATATGGAACATTGAATCTGTGGATGAACTCCCACACTTCGTCGGTCGTCCAATCGATGATCGGGTTGAGGATGAATCCTTTACTCTGCATACAATAGCGCACCATGTCCTCGTCCATGTTGTCGGGGTCAAGTTTGATGCGATCGGCGGTTGCCCATTTTGCATTGCCCTCTCTTACTTCGAGACCGCTTCTCTTGCGTTTTCTCCTTGTCGATTCTTCCCATCTAACTCCCGTAATCTTGTCCCGGTCTTCGCCTCCGCCCTCTTTTAGATATTTGCAGCAATATCTTGCGACCATGGTTGGAGGTATGACTTGCGTCGGGATCAGATTCCACATTGTGATCACTTTCCCGTCCTTGTCCCTCGGGAAGTCTATCGATACATCGGGATGTTGTTCCTTGATAAACCGAACGAGCTCGGGCGGGTCGACAGAACTGACGCGATAATGTGCATCGTATTTGATTCCCGCCATGTCTGCGAGGGCTTTTATCACACATGAGTCTTTGCCCCCGCTAAATGCGAGATACCAACTCCCGCCCCTGGGCTCGATCGTTTTGAGGCGTTCAAGGGTCACCTCCAATTTAGTCATCCCGTAGATATTTAATTGCTCAATCATTTCTCACTCCTATAAAAAGCCGACGGCGGAGGCCGTAACTTTTGAAAATATAAAATAGGTTTTTCCTTTCTTGATTTAATCTTTGAGACTATGGTATTTTTTCTTGCCGTCGGCTCTTAAACGATTTTATTCTGCTATGATCTTGATGTATTTCTCTTTGCTCAACGGGCGGATCGCCTCGTCGATCGTGAGCACCTTGCGGAGCGGACATCCGTCCGCCTCCGTTCGTGCCGTGCATATAGCGCGGGTTGACCATGTCAGCCCGTCCTCGCTGATCTCGCTCTCGATGCTCTGAAGTCTGCAATCGCTGCACTCGTCCGGCGCGTTCTCCAGGACGAGGATGCTCTTGCCCTCGAGGGGTGTGTCTTCCCACCACATGCTAATCCTCCCCGAAGTGGAACTTCGTGACGGCGATCGGGAACTCCTCGATCTCTGAAGCCCACCTCGCCGACCCCTTCCCGTTGTAGGTCTCCCAGGCGAGAGGGAATCCGCCGATTCCGTCGAAGAGGCTGCCGAGGGTCGCCGTTCTCTCGTACTGTGCGGAGATCCTCTTCATGAGCCACATCCAAAAGCCCCGCCGTTCGTTGGCATAGCCGACGGCGATGGAATTGCCGAGGGCTTTATACCTTGCCGAGTCGCTCGATTCCTTGTGGACTTTCCCCTTCGTGTCCGTCCACTCTCCTATATCTGTCCATCCGTCCGGGAATCCCTGGAGTCTTTCGCACTCCAGGGGTGTCAGCCTTCTGACGATTGTTTCCATGTTGTCCTCCTTTATGTTTGAGTTCGAATTATATGGTAATATTCCATAGCATATCGCTACTCCGACCTGATTATCTCCGGCGTTCGCCCTTAAGGTGGGGCTTCTCTCAAACCATATTCGGTTCTGCGGATTCATTCTTTTGGCCGCCCCCGGTTCTATGCCATAGCTGGCCATCAGAGGCCCGGTTTTCTTTTGATATGTCAATGATGATTACCAACTTTCCTTGCATGACTTGTTCTTGTTGTACCCACTTGTAATCGGTGGCGCAGAGAACTCCGATCTTGTCTTGATATAGCAGATAACGAGTACCTCGCTGCCGTTCCCGTATGACCCCCCCCGGTTGCGAAGGGTCACACTCTTATCGTCCTCTTGCCACTCGAAGAATCTTTTCTCTGTCAATGTTCTCTTTTCTTTCATATATTTCCATTACAAGAGGCGGATGCCCTTTTGTTTGTGCTCGAATTGTAGGCGAGACTTCTTTTTTCATGATATTGATGACCGCCCCCCCTTGGTCATCAATGACCATTTTTATCTGTTTCTTTTGTTTTTTCATAAATCACTACCGGCTCTCCTTGATGGGTACATGTCAAGGTTGGGGATTTGTTTTCAACTCATTTGTTGGATGTGTTTACTCTGCACATCCCAAGGATTCAGACACTTGGTTTTCAAGCGCCTCCTTCAGAATCTGCGGAAGTTCCTTGCCCCTCTTTGAAGCTCGGTTCAGTATCCCTTGACAAGCCTTTGCGGATAAAGAGTATTTCGGGGGCGCTTCCTCCTCCAAAATCTGCGACAAGACAGATTCGGCGGCGTCTTTGGGCAACTCCCCAAAACTGTGCGTCGTGTATGCGCCAAGCGATCGACCATCCGTTTCCCATAATGCATCCGGCATTTGTCCATTTCCCCGAAGGTCGAGGAATAACGGCATCCTCTTCGACGATCCTCGCGGTCTCTTCGAGGACGGCTCTGAAGTCTTCGCCTCCGTTGGAGGACAATGCTCCTGGGACATTTTCCCACACCATATATCGGGGTCGAACATATTCATCTGTCCTTTGATTGTTTCGTCTGTCATTTTCGCGCATCTCCTTTATTATCCGCATCTGTTCCATAAAGAGCCCCGACCGCTCTCCCGCAAGTCCGGCTCTCTTTCCCGCCACACTCAAGTCTTGGCAAGGGCTTCCCGCCGTGATAACATCCACGGGTTCTATCTCTGCCCCGTTTATCTTTGTAATGTCTCCCAGGTGTTTCATGTCAGCCTCCTAAAATGGAATATCGTCCTCGATCTTGGCGAAGCCTTCGGGGACATATTCCTCGGTCTTTTCTGCCTTCGGCTTTTCGTCATTCCAATCGATGATATCGACCTTTGAGACCGAGATCTCGGGGCGCATCTTCTCGACGCCGTTCTTGTCGGTATAGGTGACGAGCTTCTCCGTTCCCGTAACGGCGAGACGGCCTCTCTTGAATCCGTTCCTCGCGATCGCTTCGGCGGTCGTGCCGTATGCCACGATGTCGCGCCAGGTGTAGACGGGGTCGCCGTTCTCGTCGCGTCCCGCGTATTCGTATATGCTATTCTGCAAGTATGTCCTTCCGTTCTTTGATGTCTTGAGTTCGGGCTCTTTCCCTAATTGCCCGATGAGTGTGATCGTGTTCATGTCTTTCTCCTTTGAGTTATCCCCAACTTAACTGTCCAAAATTCGTTGGTTGATTCCGGGGACTATATTCTGTATTTCTAATCTAATCTATACTAATCTAATCTATTCTAATCTTATCTATTCTTATCTACGGAGCACGATGTGCTCCATGTGTGCTCCGTTTGTGCTCCGTTTGTGCTCCGCTTGTGCTCCGCTATCCCTTGAGGAAGGCGTCGATCGTGACCCCCGTGTCCTTCAGAGTATAGGCGCGGTTGGGTTTTACCCGCAGAAGAGCCCTCTCTTCCGTGAAGGTCGAAGGCGTGTATCTGTCGCGTTTTATGGCGTTGTTTATGAGCCAATGCTTCACGACCACACGCCCCGAAGGGAAAGCGAGAAGGAATCGCGCCTCGATGAGCTCGTTCAAGTCCTTTCGGGTGAGCCCGAGGGATTGGGTGATTCTGATCGGTGCGCCGATGATCCCGTCATCGTCTGCCCCTTCGAGATTTAAATGGAAGTACAGAGCTTGGGCGGGGAATGGGAGCGATATGAAAGCATCGCTCCCAATTACCTCGGGCGAGAACATTCGCTTTTTAGCCATCCCTTTCCTTCCTCTCCTTCTTCTCGATCGCGTCCCGAGCCTGGGCGAAGGTCAGCTCCTCCAGGCGGGTCACCTTGTAATATTGAAGTAGTCCGGCGATGTTCTCGATGGTGTCCTTTATGCGCATTATCTGCGCAGCCGTTGCGGGTCTGTTGTCCAACTCTGCGATGGCCTTGTGAGCCTCTGTTTGCCCTTTTCCGTGCGTGTTTGTCGCATCGGCGTCCTTGGTGTCATCGATGGCAAAAAGTCCGTTTAACGCGTATTTTCGCGCGTATGAGGACGCGCTCCCCGTGATTTGCGAGTCATCCATTCCCTTCTTCGTCTCCGCTTCTCTTGCGAAGGCGGAGGTCGAGATCGTGTCCTCTCCGTCTGATAGGGTCGCGGTCGCTTTCACATACACGCGACCACCCACCTCGACGATATCGTCTGATATGGTGAGGGTGACCTTCTCCTTCTTGAGGAGGGGTTTGACCGCTTCGAGGATGTCCTCGCATGAGCGGTATTTGTACCCGCCGAACTTGTTCTCCTGACTTTTGGGGGCTTTCAGTTCCCCCTGGATGTGGATGAGCCTCTCGTCTATGTTTCCCATTTCTCTCTCCTTTTCGGTCTTACTTGATCGTGATATTCTGATTCGTGACCAGGGTCGCCCCTTCTATGGTCTGCCCCTCCTTGATGGCCTTCTTCAGCTTCGCCTTGTCGGGCTTTACCTCGATCTTCTCGACCAGGAACTCCTCCGGCAGATGTGCAAGGGGGTCGATCTCGACGGCCTCGCTTTTTCTGATGGACATCTGCACCCGTGTCGATTCAAATCTCGGGCGGTCGGTGCTGACCAGGTACGCCTTGAGATATTCGGCGTAATGGTCGGCGACATTGGTCTTGTGCTCTCTCCTTTTCTTGAGATTTGCCTCTTCGGCCTTGATCGCGTCTGCCTCGGCTCTCAAGTTCTTCACGAACAAGCCGATGTTCTCGATCTTCTTCTCGAGGTCGATTTGTAATTGGTCGAGATCTCCGTCTTCGAATAAGACCTCCCCCGTCTCGGGGTCGAATGAGATCCCGTTCTCTATTACCTCACGGATTGCTCCGTCTATTTCGTATAATGTCATGCCTTCTCGTCTCTCCTTTTTATGTACTTGTCCGCGTTCTTGTCATACTCGCGGATGACTTCCTCGCGGGTCTGGTATTTGATCCCGTGCTTCGCGCATCTTATGGCGCATAGCATCTCGATGGCGGTCTGTTCCGCCCTTGTCTTGAAGAACGGGCAAGAGCCGAATCCGCATCTTGGGTCGACCTCTTCGAGGGCGAAGCACCCCAAGCCGAGCGCGCCGGAGTTGATACATTCGGGATTGCTCGGGAGGAGTTTCCCGCTTGACTTTGGTCTTGCCATGTTATCCCTCCTTGCAGAAGAACGCCGTCACGAGGGTCAGTTCTCCGGGGTTGTCCCCGTCGTCGTTGTCCAGGATGTAGCCGAGCCAATTCAGAGTATGGAGGGCGGCCTTGATCTTCGTCCTCATAATCTCGTTCTTGCGGTCTCTTTCGTCCCATAACTTCCCCATCGATTCAATGGGCGGTCTGTCGCCTTGTTCGATGATCTCTGCCGACCAGGATTCTAAAAAGGGGAATTGTCCCATTCTGTCATGTAAGTCCTTACTTAAACGAGTCATTTGTGAGCCCTCCTTCCTCATCTTCGCGGCCGAGGAGACGATACACCGCGTAATGTGCACCCTTCACCCTCGGGGTTTCCTTGACGATCAGCCATCCCTCCTTGCGGAGGTCGGCGATCCTTGCCGAAAGTCGATAGCATTGGCAGAGTTCAATCGCGTCCTTCGGCGTGATCGTGTACCCGTGCTGCATCCAATTCAGAATGTGAGTCTTCTGTGATATCTTTTCTGCTCCCATGTCTGCCTCCTCTTATATTGCCAGGGCGAACATGATCCCGAGGATCGCGCCCTCTATCCCGAGAAGTGTGTTCCCGAGCCATGCGTGTGTGTTGATATAGTTGATCGCGGTCTTTCCGTTTTCCTTTAATCTGCCAAACATATCCTTGCCTCCTTGTTGTTCAACTTCTCGAAGATCACCTCGCACATGGACGATGTCGCCGATGTTCTGCCGAGATGCGCGTGTGGACAGTCGCCCCATTTGCTCCTGGCGTCGATAGTGCCGTCCGCGTTCCTCTTCGGCTCGAAGTACGGACAATCGGCGCATGTGAGTCTCACACCCTTCGCGATGTACTCGTCGGCTATGTCCTCGGGCTCTGTCTCCTCTTCAATGTAGCGGATGAGAGCCTGGTCGCCGTTGACCTCGACGGACGGGCTTTTGTGCCGGAGCTCATACATTGCTCGGTTGAGTCTGTCCGTCAGCATTTCCGCGGATGCCTCTCTTATCACGCGGAACTGTTCGAATCGTTCGCTTTTCATAAAAAAATCACCTCCAAATCTAATTCTACGATTCGTCGGTGATATGTTAATCAAGTATTCCCGCCTTTATGATTTTAGGAATAGTTTCATATCACCTTGGTCTGATTTTATCACCGCCACCCTCGCGGTGTCAACGCCTAATTTCCAAATTCGGCGATATCTTTCAAAACGAGGCGGAGCATCCACCCCGGCATCGCCGTATCCTCGTGTACCCAATGCTGAAAAGTGCGGAGCGAGATTCCGCTCCTCTTACAGTATTCCGTCTGCGTAAGCCCCGCAGCCTTGAGCGCGGTCTTTAACTGTTCCCCTTGTTTCATGTCTTTCCTCCTTTACTGTTCGTTTGCTCTCGGTAAAATGTCGACCCAATAGCCGCGCTTCTGCAACATCCCGAGCTCGTGGAAGATATCAGTTTTTACGCATCCGGATTCTTCGATCCATCCCATCATCAATGTCCACCCTTCCTCTGTGAGGATTTCGATGTTGTATGCCTTCTGCCTTGCGTCGTATACAAGTCTCGCTCTTTTTGTCATTTTCTTTGCCTCCTTTTATTACCTGGGTTAAAATAAGATCTTGCCAAGATCCGTGATCTTGTTTCCGGCTTCCTTCAGTTCTTCGATCTTCTGATCGACGGCCGCCTTGTTTATGCTTTCGAAGGTTTCCTTCATCTTGATCTCGCAATCTTGACCCTTGTAGACCTCGCCCGTTTCCCATTCAACGAAGTATTTCGTGTGGATCGTGTGTGTCCTTTTGCTCATCTTGTGCCTCCTTCTAATCACCTGGTTGATCGTGTCTCTCTCTTGTTTACGTCCTTATTATATGCCATATTGGCGTATTTGTCAATAGTAAAATGCCAATTTGTCGTATTTTTTTAAACTTTTTTTCCAATAAAAAAAGCGGGGCGACGGATTGCTCCGTGCGCCCCATATAGAGAAAGGAGAAAAGGAAAGGGTTTATTTTTCGAGAACTTTGATTCGCGCCTCATGGTCGACAATCGTCTCCTTGATGTCCGCGATCTCGTTCCCGTGGTCGGCGACCTTCCCCTTCAATTCGTTGAGGATGTCCTTCAACTGATTCACCGAGAGGGTTAACGCCGTGATGTTGTTGTTTAAATTTATGAGGGGTTTGATCACCACCGCGATCGCAGCGATGAAGCCGAGAGCCCCGATCAATATCTCATATGTCATTTATAGCCCCCTTAACTCTGCATAAGGGTTGTTGGTCTGCCTTCCGTTCCTATCCGTGTGCCAATGGACGAACTTCCGGCCCGTAGAATCGGCTTGTGTTGGATTCTGAATGCCCAGGTGAATCCACCCGTTATCGTAGAGCCCCGCCTCGCCAACACACCCGAACAACTTGCAGATTTCCGCCCACTTCTTTGCGTAGGATATGAACTGTGCCTTTGTGAATCCCTTGCCGTTGCCGAAATTCCAGTCCATGGCCGCCCCGCGAAGGTGGTTCGAATTGTAATGTCCGTGAAGCTTGGTGTTTTGAGCCTTCGACCGCCACCACGAAATCACATACATGGGTTGTTTGAGCCAGGATCTGAATTTTTGAATGCACTTGATAAAAGTATATGTCACATCGTACATATACGCGGTGCTGACTCCCTTGTAATATTCAGATTGTCTGAAGTTTTTTGAAAGATTTCCCGATGCTACTATCATCCTTCGGCCTCCTCTTCTTCGTCTTCCATCTGTGTTAGCAAATCGTCTTCTGTAGGCGTGGCCAGGTCTTCGAGGTATGTCTTGCGGGACACCCCGATGATCGCTGCCAGGAATACCCCGATCGCGGCGATGGTCGCGCCGATCTCGGTATAATATGGGAGTTCCCATATCTTGCCGACAGTTAAGATTAAGACCTCAAGGGCGGGGATGAGATTCAGAGCCACCCACTTGATTCCGTCATATGTTTCGTTTGATATTCTCATTTTTTGCGCCTCCTATTATTCTGCGATGAATGTGACAATGCCGATCGCGTCTGTCCTTGTTGTGTGTGTTGCAATGGTGACCACTCCGGCGGTGGAGATTTCGAGCGAACAGAATTCCGTCCTCGCTCCCGCCTGGACGGCTGCGGTCACTTTACTCGACGGGCGGTATCCTTCGGGGAGTGTGAGGATCGTCGCGGAACTGTTCGCCGTGAGACCCGAGATTGCAATGTTTAGGGTTACCACACTCCCGATTTTGGCATAATAACAAGTCTGTCCCGATGCGGTCGATCCCGTCTGCGGGGCGAATGTGGTGATGGTCGGTTGTTCCATCCAATATTGGATAGCCCCCTTGAGCCTTGCGGGGGTGATGAGTCTCGCCGTTCCGCTCGTCCCCGCTTTGTATTCCGCTACGGACATACTTGAGTATGTCGTATTTATCCATCCCACCATCTGCCAATATGATCCGTCATAGACGAGGGCTACCACACTTCCCGCGTTCCATGAACTCGCCGGCGAGGATGATGGTGCGGTCGTTCCATATCGTCTTATCGCCTTCGGGCCGAGGCCGTTCACATTGAGGGTCGGGTTGGCGACACTATTCGCATTTGTGAATTTGACGAAGATCACCTCTCCCGTTTTCAGTTCCGTCAATGCGGGGGAAAGTGTGACGACCTTCGCGGCCGTGGATGCTCCCGTTGAACATTCGCCGTATCTGAACGACGCGCCCCCGCCTCCGCTTATGACTACATCGTTCCCGGAGATTCCCAGGGCTTCAGAGAGTGTGGTCTGAAGCGCACCGAGTTCCATCTCGATGTATCGGCTCTCCAGGACATCGAACTCCGTGCGGACGATCTTGAACGCGCCCGTCATGCCGTACTTCGGGAACACGACCGAGATCGTGTCGCAGAGGTTGCATTGCAGAAGATTCTCAAATCCTTCATAGCCCGAATAATCTTGAAGGCGAAGGAAGTCGACCTTGATGTTCTGCTGCGGGAGGTGGGTCTGATTCCTCACCATATAGGCGAGAGCCTCCGCCTCGAGTTGCGCCGTCGTGGGTGCATTCTCGAACTTATCGCTCAAGTCCAGGGGGACGCATAGGTCGCGCCCCGCGTATGATGTTAGCCCCGAATCGACCCTCGAGCCGATGACGGGGGTCTCCCCTCCTCCGTTCCAATATGGAACGCACGAATTGAACGCGCCAAAATAATCCGCGTCGTCCGTGTATTCTGTCATATTGACCCCGTAGCGAATTGTAAAATCGCGGATTTGACCGCGATTTGCCTTGAGTTTGACCGAGAACTTGTCGAACTCGTATTCCCCGCCGTATGAGTCTAAAATCGACCCTTCAGAGCCTCCTAATAACTCCCTAACTGTCTTCGGTGTGCCGTTCGCCCCCGCAAAATATGCCGACGAGGTGATGTCCGTCTCGTAGGTGAAGGGGTTGGTCGGTGTCGCCCTGGTCAGTAGGTCGAGCGCATCCGCGAGGGAACTGATTCCGCTCCCCGTAACTGTGAGAAAACTTTGCCGATATGAAATGTGGACGGCGTGGAAAGACGCCACTCCGTTGATGGGCTTTGAATACGAGACGATGTCGAACGGTTGAAGATCTCCGCTTTCGTCATGGGTGACCCCTATGATCCGCCCGGGAATGATGTCCTCGAAATGTGCTCCATCGATGGGGTACTCGAAAACGCATTCATAGACGCCGTTCCGCTCTTCGGTCACGACGCACGAGATGCAATCCCGAAGCCGTGCGATGCCGTTAGTCGCGAAGGATGTCTCCGTCGCTTCAAATAAAATCGGTATCATATCGCCCTCCTATACTGTCCACCACCTCGGGATCACTTTTAGATCCGTGATGGTAGTATTAAATAAGATGAGGTTGTCCCCGGGCTTCAGGGTGGGAAGCTCCGCTCCCAGGATGACCCCCGAGTTGACGCTTATCATCTCGCCGTCCTCCTCCTTATATGCCTCGCCGATGTCAAGGTCAAGGTATAAGGGCTCGCCTAAAGCAGTCTTAGTGCTGTCGCCCGTGATTCCTGCTATCTGAAGAGAGTAGCTTGAAGGTGTCAGCTGAGAGGACGCCGTGATGGTTATCTTTCCATCCGCATCAACTTCGAGAGATACCGTCACTTGAGTCATGGTTATATTGCCGTATGCGATCTGTATCGTAGCGGTCTCGCTTACGGGCGTTCCGTATGTCCACGAGAATCCGTTGAATTGAAGGGATGCCGTGTTGTACCAAAAAGTAAGAGAGAAGGCTGTGCCCGTCTGCGAAGTGATGGTCGCAGAGACTATGGGCGATCTGACGCCGATATTCAGCCTTGACGGGCTGTTCATGAAAACACGGTCGCCTGTATGCATCGCACTGTAGTCCGGCTCGATCTCGAATGTGGATTCAAGACTTCCTCTCTGCGTCTCGTTAACAGGCCCATGAAGGGACACTTCACCAATGGGCTCGCTTATGATCTCGACCACTTTGACAGGGTTGCCGGCTGTCTTAAAAGTGATCTTTCCGTATCCCGTGACCATGAGGAGCGGCCTCGCGTTGAAGAGGGTCGGGTTGGTCAATGTGTCGCCCGAGGATGCGATGGTGACCGCATTCTCCCCCGTTTTGAGGAATCGTTGTGGCATACATTGAAAGACGAGATCGAACTCCCCCGCCATCAGTTTCGCGGGGGATACCTCCAATCCGCTCTTGTAAATCGCCAGGCGGAACTCGTTGGGGTTGTATTCGTCCGTTAGTCTCACATAGCCTTTTTTGGAGCAAAGCCAAGCACGAATCGCGCCGACCTTGTCCGCAAAATCCGCCTCGTCCGTGCCGAATACTCCGGCGGGATACGTGACCTCTATGTTCTCAAATCGTCCATGGTCGAGAGCGAGAGCCCCATTCCGTCCTGGGATGGTGACCATCTCCACATCTCTCTCGGGCGCATTGTACGCGCCTTCGCCCGAGATATAAAGCCCATAGTCGCCCGACATCTCGCCGTCGAACTCTAACTCTTTAAATATTGCACCTATGCCCATGCGTTGCTCCTCCTTTTCTGCGCCTGGATGATCCTCCGCTCTACTTCGGCAGCAAGTTCTGACACGCTCATGTTGTCGCTTCCGTAAACATTGACCACCATGCCGGGGGTGTTAAATCGTTTATCCATCTCTTCCCATAACTTCGCCAGGGGAAGGACGGCTTCAGCACCCGCTTCGCCGACACCCACCCCGCCGAATATCGTCGGGGAGCGGAAGATTCCGCCGTTCGCATACCAATCAACATTTATCTTCGGCACGGATGGCGGGATGAGGGATAAGTCTCCCGTGATTGAGAAGTGCGGGAGTTTGATGAAATCCTTGATCTTTTGGATGATGGCCCTCACCCTATCGGGAATCGATTTGATGAAGTCTATCGCATTCGTGAAACTTGCCAACATGATCGCCATTCGTTCTTTGATGAACTCTATGACTGTTCCCACTACTTCCTTGACCTTGGTGAACACGGCGTTCACGATATTGCGGAATTTTTCGCTATGTTCGTATGCGTACATGAACGCGGTGACCAATGCGCCCACGGCTGCGATGACGAGACCGATCGGGCCAAGGGCTGCGGTGAATGCCGGAGGAAGCATCGCAAGAAGTGATAAAACTGTGCTGATGATACTTGCCACGGGTGAGATCGCTGCGACGAGTCCCGCGATGACCAGGATGAACGCCTGGGTCGGGCCTTGTAAATTGCCAAACCATCCAAATAGTTTGGCGAGGAAGCCCACGACCTTCTCAAGTATGGGGACGAGGGACTGTGCGAGGGATGCCCCCGCTTTTAAAAGGTCGCCCGTGAGGGTCGCCTTTAATCTGTCCATCGCATCGTTGAACTCGTTGGCGGATGCAACGCCGTCCTCTGAAAGTATGATTCCGGCATCTTCGGCCTCTTTCCCGTATGCTTTGAGGGATGCGCCTCCGTCATCAATGATCCCCGCGAGTTCAGCCGCCGAACGACCAAACAACTCTTGTGCGAGGATGTCTCTCTGCGTCTCGTTCTCTACATTCCCGAGTGCGGCGAGGACATCATACCACACCGCCGTCGAGTCTCTCATCTCGCCGTTTGAGTCGGTAATGCTGACATTCAACTCCTGGAATGCGGAATTGTTCGCGCCCATTTGTTTGGTCATCTTCTGCATTGACCCGAGCATCGTCTGCGTGTCCACATCTACGAGGTTTTGAGCATAGTTGAACTTTTGAATCTCGTCGGTGGTGACGCCGTACTGTTTCGCAAGTGTGGCGATCTCGTCAGCTTGTTTCGCCGAGTTTATTGTGTTGGCAAGTAATGCCCCGCCGAGTGCTCCCGCAGCCATTGAGAGCCCCCTGGTCTTTTTGGCGATACTGTCAAACTGATTCGAGAGACCTTTGAGGGAGGCGTTCCCGACCTCCTTCAGTTGCCCTTTGAAGGTCTTCAGTTTGCTCTCGGTCTCGATGATCTCTCTCTGTAACTTTCGGTATTCCGCCGAGTTCTTATCGACGCCCGACGCGTCCATGTTCTTCTGCGCTTGTTTCAGAACATCGAGGCGTTTTGCGGTCTCGTTGACCTTTTCGTTCAGAAGGGTCTGCTTCTGTCGCCATAACTCGACCGATGTGGGGTTAAACTTCAAATCTTTGTTGACTTGCTTCAGTTCCCCGTCGATGTCCTTCGTCTTTTTGTCGATGTCCTTGAGGGCGTCGTTTAGTTTTGTTGTTTTCGCATCAAATTCGATGGTGATGCCTTTTATCGTTCCCGCCATTGTTTTCCTCTTCAGTTATCCAAAAAACGCATTGATGTCCTTCTGCGTTGCTCTTCGTTTCTGCGTTCCCTTCTGCGATTTCTCCCCTTGTTTCTGTCGGTTGTTGTACGCGATGCAAAAATCCACTATCTGACCTATTTGCATCGATTTCACATCGGTCATCGTCAGACCTCGCTCGAGTCCGGCGAGGATGATGGTGTCGGTATCGATGGGGTCGTTGTCGGCTGAAGGCGTCCCATGATTGTCTTCAGCCTCTCGAAGTTTTTTGAGGAGATCAGACCCTTCGCTATTAAACCGAAGACCGCCGGGACGATCTCGTCCAGGGGGAAGGCCTCGAAGCCCTTCACCCACTCCTTCGGCTCGGGGATGTTCTCATCGGCGCATTTGGCCAATGACCACACGATGTTGATAAAATCCGCGAACTCGAGTCCGCTCAAGTGAATGACGGCGTCGGTGAACTTGTCCCCGTCCAATACAGAGAGGATGTCCTGGGGACGGATGTTCTTGGTCTTGCCCGTCTCCTCGATGATCCCCGAGACGATGTCGAGCGCACTCGCGATCATCGGCATCAATGCGGGGATGATGTCTCTCCCGAATTGGTCGCGGTACGCGAGAGCCCACCCGATGTTATTGTTCAGTTTGACGGCCTTGTCGCCGATGTTGATTGTCTTCTCCATTTCTTTCCTCCTAATAGAAAAGGGGCGAGGTCTCCCCCGCCCTTCCTTCCGCAACTTTTAGGGAGCGAGCACCGGGGCGGTGGGTGCGGTGAACAATGTGGCGTATCCATCATCGCCCTCCTTGAAGACCGCCATGGTGACGCCCGAGGCATTATCCCCGACGCAAGTCACGGGAAGAGTCTCGGTTGTAGGTTCTTTCGATTCCTCGATCGTGTTGTACTCTCTTGTGATTCCGCCAAGGGAACAATTGTAGAGGATGACCCTTCTGCTCTCGTCATCGCCTTCCACCTGGAACGCGATATATACGCTCGGCTTTGTGGGATTCTTTACATTGGCAAGTCCGCCGTTCGTGAGTGCCTTATATCCCAGGAACTGAGTCTTGAACGCGTCGTCGAACATGGCGACCTCGAGATCTCCCTCGAGTGTTCCGCCGGAATATCCGCTCCAATAGACGATATTGTCGGCATAAAAATTGTTCTGCTCACTCTGCTCCTCGGGGGAGAATGAAACCGCCCCCTTCTGATGGTAGGGTGTGCCGAGTGTTACTGTGCCATTGCTTTCCGTGTATGTTCCCACATGGAGCTGCGAAATACCAAATTCTACTTTGTTAGCCATTTAATTCCTCCATGCTAAATTTGATAGTAAATCACGAAGACGCCCTCGCTTTCGATGTAGACATCTTCGCTCTTTTCGTAGAGGAAGCCGTTCGCAAGAAGCGCGTTCTCGATCTCGGCCTCCGTCTCTTCGTTCTTGTCTTTGAAGTAATATTCTACTTGATACCGATTCTCCCGATAGTAGTGCGTGTTATCCGCCTGGAATGTGTCTTGCCCCGCCCCGAGATATACCAAATAAGGCGGTGCTTTCGGCGCGATGCCGTCATCCCTAAAATGCGAATAAGCACACGGGAGACCGATGCTCTGCAATGTCTCGAATATAGTCATATGTTGCTCAACTCCTTCTCGATTTCTGCGGGGAGTTCGGTCTGCGACCACTCCTCGACGGGCTTGATGTGGGGAATTGCCGGGGCGCGTCCGTATGTGCCGAACTTGTTGCGGACGATATGCCCGTATTCAAGTAAATGGGTCAATTGGTAATTGGTCGCGTTGTGGACGATCACCGAATTGATGCCAAGCGCACCCTTCTCGCGTTTTACGCGCCACCCCCTCGCATATTGACCCTTGCCGGGCCTTTTGGGCGAGTCGGCGCGTAACTTCTGAACGGCTTCCTTTGCGACGATGTCCATCGAGTTATTGGTTGCCCGATAAACTTCCTTTTTGTACTCGCCGAGGATCTCCTCCATCTGTTTTGTGATGCTTTCAGCCATTGTCGACCTTCTCCTCGCAAATAAGCGAGATCCCGTCCCGCTGTGCTTTCCAATCCACACGAATGACCGAATACTCGCGCCCCTCATATTCGAGGGTCTTCTGCCCGTCGTAATCGGCGCGGTTGGTCATGTAGAGGACGATGGAGGGCTTGAGACCCACCTGGGCGGCGTCATAAAATTCTGACGCGTAGACGCTCCTGGGCTGAACGAACACCTCCCTCATCTCGATCGTCGGGATCGCGTTCCCATACGCGTCGAAGGTTGGAGTCCCGTATTTTTTCAGAATCGCAATTCCGTCATACATTGGAGACCTCCCAGGATGTGTATCCCGTCGCGTTCGAGAGTTGGGCTTTCTGCTCGTCGTATGCCTTCTTGAGGCGGTCATAGTCCTCGGGAAGACCGAAGGACATCTTCACATAGGTGATGATGGCCGTCGATACAAGCGCGTCAAATCCGTCGGGGATTTCCACCCCCGCGATGCCGAGGTCGGCCTCTGCGGAAGAGATCAGATCGAGAAGTTCGTCATCAAATCCGTCGGTCTTGATGCGGAGCGCATTTTTTACTTTTTCGAGATCTATCATTGATATTACCTCTTTAAAGGCGACCCCCTAAAGGGTCGCCTCTATCCTTTCGATTATTGCCGATTTGTTCATCCTCGAAGAAACACCTTCGACCCCGTTCTCCTCTGCATAGGCAAGGAGTTCGGCCTTTGTCATAGTCGAGGTGTCGGCTTTAGCCTTCGAGGAATTTATTCCCCCTTGCCTTCGATTACTACGAACATATGCAGACCGACCACATCGATGGCGGCATAGAGTCTGCCGACGAGTTTGATGAGGTCTCTTTCGGCGAATGAATACTCGTCAAGGACGAATCTCACATTTGCACCTTCGGGGAGGTTAGCCTGAACGCCGGAGAGGTCTCCAACGATGGCCTGATCGCCGATGACTGCCGCCGGGGCTGCGATGGGTGTCACGCCCTGGAACGGGTCATATGCATATCCGGCGTTGAGGGCTGCGATTCTGATGTTTGCGATGGTCTGTGCGGAAGCGATGAGAACGAGGTCTCTCGCTTCGGGGTTAAGGTTTGCGATGGCCTGGATGATGGTGGCGGTTGTTACTGTTCCGCTTACCGAAAGCCCGTTAAGGCCTTGATTGTTACCGAGAATGGCAACGAGTGCTCTCTCCGCAGCCTTCTGAATGATGCGATAGGTGATCTCATCGTAAACATACATGAGGAACTCTTCTGATCCCATGGCGAGGACTTCTGTGGAGAATGCCACCCACTTCTTGATTGTCTGCGGAGTAAGGTTGATTACTGTGAGGGTCACACGCTCCATAGCGGGAGCTGCCGTACCCTCGGTATGAAGTGAGGCAGATCCCGCCTCGGTCTCGACCGCGACCTTGAGGTTGCCCTTGACGAATGTCTTGGTCACTCTGTTAAAGATCTCGTCTCTCTCCCAAGCGGTCTTGACTCTGTTCTCGACGAATACGGGAACGGGAACATTGCCTCCGGTCACATTGGTGGTGAGGAATGTTGCGCTATCTTCACTCTGGGGCATTCTGTACTCCTTGATGAGGGCTCTGCACTCTTCATCCTTGCCGGTCTTGATGTAGTTGGCGAATGCGTCAACATATGCCTTTGAATTTCTGAATTCTTCGAATGTCATTGTGTTGTCCTTTCTTGATTCGATGGTCTTTCCCGCTCCGGCAATTACGGCCTGGGCGGCTTTCTTTCTTTCCTCGACCTCTTTGTCGAGGGCGAGTTTTCTCTCCTCGATCATGTCGAGCTCGGCGGAGAGGGTCTCGATCATTTCGGCGGTCGCCGTGTCTGTTTCGACGGCGATCTCTGCCTTCCTGGTCTCTAATTCCTCATAGCCGAGATTTGCGATTTCTTCTCTTGTCATTAGATTCCTCCTAATGCTCTTCTTTTGATTTCTGCTCTCTTCAATTCCAGGGCTCTCTTCTCTTCCTCAAGTCTCTCCGCTTGAATCTTCTCGATCACTCCGTCGGTCAAATTGCTAATGCTTCGAGTCACGGCATCCGCCGAGATCGAAGTGCCATCATTAGCCGGAAGGGATACGGCCGAAACATCGTAGAGTTTGCCCACCGCCTTGATGTGCCTGGTGTACTTTGTCACGCCCGTCTCTTCGTCCTTTTCGCGGTCTTCAGAGTCTGCGGTGACAGTAAAGCCGAAGCTCATGCGGTCGGTGTAGCCTCCGGCGATCTCCTCATAAAGGGCTCGGCCTATTTCCGTTCCCCCGAGGTCTGCCTCTATAAATAATCCCTTATCGTTTGGCGTCACGGCGAGGGTATTATTTCTTGTTCGTGCAAAAACGCGACCCTGGTGGTCGTATTGCATGATGACATCTGTCATGTCTGTATTGTCGAATGCGGTCGGGTCTACTGTTTCCCATAACTCCCATCCGTCGCCCTGGTAAAGCATATAGGGCTCGTTGAAAGTACTCGCGTACCCCACGACGATCTTGCGCTCTTCCGTTCCCTCTTCGGGATCACGGACTTCGATCGTCATGTTTCGATATTCTCTGTTATCCTTGATTGCCATTTGTGTCCTCCTCGTTGGTGGTCAGTTCGTCTGTTGCTTTGTATTCGCCTCTTATTGGCGCAACTTGTCCCGCCCCGTTCGGTAGCGGTGCGTAATTGAATAACTCCCTTATCTCGTCGATGAGGATCGCGCCTCTGTCGCCGAGTTCCTTCGCCATCTGCACCTTCTGCGATGTGCTCATGTACTGAAGTCTGTTTGCGTTCGCAATCAAATATGACCCTTGTGCCCTCTCTCTTTCAGAGAAGAGTGCGGCGGTCATTGATTCGCTGAACTGAATCGCGAAGGGCTCGATACATCCGTCGAAGAACGCCTCGAGATCCTCGGCCTTGGCTTTGTTTTGAAGCACATCTTCAGACACGCCGAAGTAGTTGAAGACATTCTCTCTGATCTGCTTCATCTGCTCCGCGTCTATCGAATACGGGCGGACATCGATTTGTTTGATGTCTTTGTATGTGTTCGGGAATAAAAGGAAGCCTCCGCTCTTGGAATCCGTTGAGAGATTCGATTCTGTGAATCTTTCCCGTTCCTTCGCCAGGTCAGATGCAGAACTGAAGTTGTTCAAGGTCGCCATAAAGCGGAAGGTCGCCGCGTTTTTGACGCCTTCCTCGATGCCCTGGTTTTGAATGTGAATCAATTGCATCGTTTCCTTGAGCGGTGCATTTGAATCGCCGAAGAAATCCTTTCGGTATTGGTGTTTGGTCAAGATCGCGCACTTCCTCGCCTCCACGGCTGCGGTCTGCCCGTTGTTGAATTGGTATTTCAGCCACACCTCGCCGTCGTAGTCGATGAGGGATGTCTGCTGCGGGAGAATGGGATAGACCCCCGTGATGATCATCCGCTCGTCAAATACCGGGACAATAAACGCGGTATTGTTCACATCGAGGATCGTGCTCGTTCGGTACAAAAACTGCGACCAGGTCATGAACTGATTCGGTGCGAGGGCGAGTTTGCTCTGAAGTGACGGGTTTGCCGTCCCGACGGTCTCGACCTTCAACTTTGAGATGTGCCGAGCCCTGGCATCGATCGCCGCTCTCACGATCTCGCTCTCGTAGATCATCCCGCCCCAATTAGTGAATACGGGCGTGTATGCGCTCAAGGTCTGAAAGAATCCCCTCGCGTCCCGAAGCGCGTCTTCTGATTTTGTTGCCCTATCCGGGCGAAATATTTTGTCAAGCAAAGACATTCTATTGATCTCCTTCTCGGTGATTCTGTAACTGAATCCCGACATCGTTCCACCACTTTTGTCTAACAATAAAGGCATCCAATAGGGATGCCATTCCGTCGATGTGTGCGTTTGGTTTTATCTTCACGAGCCTCGCCCTCCCCTTCTCTGTGCTGATCTTCAGCGCGGAATTGTAGAAATGGATTTTGAGGAGGTCGTTGTCCCCGATATGAAGCGCGTGATCCTTGATGTGCGCCTCCACCTCCTGGATGGCGGGGTCAAGGTTGAAGCCCTGGAAGACATCATCCATGTGGAATCCGTAGGCGTCCATCTGTTGGACGAGATACGATGCCGAATAGCGGTCATACCCCACTTTTAAGGGGTATATCTCCCACTTTTCGACCAATTCCCTAAAATACTGAAAAACATCGTTGTAATCGATGATATTCGTCCCCGAGGGGTATAGAAGCCCCCGCTCCATGTATAGGTTATACGGGACGCCGTCCATCGCGGTCAGTTCCTCGATTCTCTCACTCGGCAGCCAAAACCGGGCGAGGACATAGAACTCCGCGTTCTTCTCGATTACGATGACCGCCGAGGTCAAGTCCGTTGTCCTTGAGAGGTCGATTCCCGCGACGCAATAGCATCCACGGAAGTCTTCGAGTTTCAGTTCGTCGCCCGTGCAACTCTCGATCGCCTGGGCGTCGAGCCATGCGAGGGAACTGTTTGATTTCAAGCAACAATGTTTTGTTATGAACTCGCTCTTTTTTGAGAGTGATCCTTCCGCGATCGCGATCTCTTCGAGCAAATATGGGACGCTTATTGACACCCCGAGGTTGGGGTTTGACTTTGCCAACTCGTTGATGTCGTTCCACTTGCCGATGTCGTCGATCATATAAAGCAACGGAAGGAGCGCGGTTTCCTTACTGTCACCCAATAAAAAACGAGTTGATCTTTTCATCAGCTCGTCGTAGACCCCGTCGTTGATATACCCCGCCGTACTTATAGCGAGGAGAAGGGGTTGCTTTCTGCTACCGAAACTTGAACGGATAACTTCGTAGAACTTGAGACCCGCGTCCCCCGCCCATGAACTACATTCGTCCGCGACGCAGAGAGAGACATTCAGACCATCTGATTTTTTTGCATTGAAGGCCAGGGGTTTCGCCGTCGTGTTGTTGGTCTCAACATAGATATCCGTCCTCCGCTTCTTTGCCATGGCATTGATCTCCGGCTCTTGGAGGATCATCTGATGGTATGCTTCGAAGCAGAGTTGCGCTTGTTCCAATTTCGGGGCGGCGAAGTAAATCCTTCCGCCGTACTCTCCGTCGAGGAATGTCATATATTCGGCGATGGCAGCCGAGAATAAAGTCTTCCCGTTTTTTCTGCCGACCACCAGGAAGACCTCATGGAAGACCCGAAGCCCGTTCTCGTCTACGATCCCGAAGATCAAGGCGAGGGTCGCCTTCTGCCACAGTTCCAACTTGACACGCCCGGGGGCGAGATGTCCTTCGTGGTGATGGCAGAAGCCCTCGATGAACATGATCGCGGCCTTTGTCTTTTTATGATTATAAAAAAACCGCTTTTCTTCGAGGCCGTTAATTATATATTCATACACGCGACGAATCCATTTGCCGACGATGATCCGCCCGTCCTGGATTTGCTGATAATATGCATATATGGGATTGTCATTCATTGAGAGCCTCGATCAAATCTGCAAGGCGTCCGCCTCCCGCGTCCTCATCTGACAGTGTCTTGATGATATTTATCAAGGTTGATACAGTTCCGTTCGCTGCCGTTGCGGTCTTGTTATATTCTGTTATTGCCGGATTCGCGACGAGGTTTTGTCTGCCTTTTACATATTCCTTCGTAACTGTCGCGCCGTATTCGGTGATGGCCTTCTCGAGATCCCC